CAATTGGGAGGTCCGAAATCACAGCAATGGCTTCGTGTTCGCTAGAGAAGGAGCCAATCCCAATAACGATGTCGTCGAAGCAGCCTATAACGCTATACGAGCTATTGGCCTGGACTTTGGAGCTGTAGATATTATCTGGAATGAACATGAAAAGAAGGCGTATGTCCTAGAGATTAATACTGCCCCTGGACTAGAGGGACAGACTATCGAGGATTACGCATCATTCTTTAGGAGTATCAAATGAGCAGTCTAGTTAGACGTATGCAACGTAAGTGGAAACGCGCCCTAGCTGAATACGAACCTAATCCTCAGCCACTGGTGTACACAGAAGACGGAGGCTATCGAACGCTGCATCCTACTAAGGGATGGCAGAAGGTTTCTGGTAAAAGGGTAGCCGTATTCAGTACAAATAAATAAGACAAAGAGTATTCCGGGCAGGAATAGGTTAGCTGGTAACAGCAATGAGATTGGCCTGCCATTAGCTAAGTACGAAAGGAATTCACCATTAAGTGCTACATTTGTGACAAGACCCTCGACGACGAACAAGTATCCTTTAACGAGGACTATCAGTCATTCGACCCATGTGCTACGTGCTTAATGGCAGTCGAAGACATTCTAGACGGCTACGGAGACCGGCCCACCGTCGAGGCAGAGGACGACTTTGATCCTATCCTAGAAGGCCTCTTTCCCCCTATCTCTGATCCATTCGGGACTGAAGATTTTTCTTGACAACCTCCCTGAAATCTGCCATAATATAAGTACAGGGTAACTGCCTTGTGTTTTCTCTTTCTTTAGCCGGGTAACCGGGGTTTCTTTCTCTTTAGGTAAGAACCTTAGATGGGAAGGGGGCGAGCTATACCTACTTAGCTTATTAGCTAACATATTAGGAAACAAATGAACAAATCATCTAGGTTCGTTAAACACGGGCCTTGTGAGAAGTGCGGCTCCTCTGACGCAGTTGGATGGTATTCAGATGGACATGGCGTGTGCTTCTCATGTGGTCATTACTACAACCATAATGGAAATTTCAATGAGGATAATCTATTGAGCGAACTCCTACCAAAAGAGAAACTCGTGACGCCAGTTACTGATGTCTTCCGTGGTATTCCGCGTCGAGGGCTCGATGAAGACAGCATCCGTAAATATCGTATCGACATTTGTATGGATAAGAATTCGCATGTCGGTCACAGGTATCCTTTCTTTCGTGCCGGTCAGCATATAGCTAATCAAATCCGTAAGAAGGGAACTAAAGACTTTTATTGGGAAGGTAACACAGATGGCATTGAGCTATTCGGACAGGACCTATTCCCGGCAGGAGGTAAGTATGTCACAGTCGTCGAGGGTTGTCTCGATGCTCCTTCCGCCTTTCAGTTATTGGGTTCTCGCTATCCTGTTGTTGGCGTTGTTAGTGCAGCATCAGCACTCGAACAGTGTCGAACTAATTTTGAATACCTCGACAGCTTTGAGGAAGTAGTCCTCGTCTTCGATAACGATGAAGGCAAGGAACGACCAGATGGAACTAAGTACTTCCCCGGTCAAGAAGCTGCGAAGAAAGTCGCTGAGTTGTTCAAGCCTGGTAAGTGTCGTATCCTGACGCTGCAACACGGCAAAGACCCTAGCGATTATCTTCAGAAAGAAGTCCCCGCTAAGACATTCGTTCAGGAATGGTGGAGAGCACCTAGATTCCGTCCTGACGGTCTTAAGCTAGGCAAGGATATGAAAGATGAAATCCTTAATCGTCCAAGCTACTTTTCAATCCCGTACCCGTGGGAACCGCTTAACAAGAAAACATACGGCATCCGTCTCAGTGAAGCTGTTCTCTTTATGGCAGATACCGGGATTGGGAAGACTTCGGTATTCAAAGAAATCGAACACGCTATCCTCAAGAATGAGGAGGTTCGGGAGAAAGGATATGGCGTTGGGTTCCTACACCTTGAGGAACCAAACTTTGACACAGCGATTGGTATTCTGTCGATTGAAAAGAATAAACCTTTCCATTTGCCTGACACTCCAAGAACAGATGATGAAATCCTAGACGCCTATGATAAAGTGTTAAACACCGACAGGGCTATATTCTACGATCACTTCGGTAGCAATAACATCGACGAGATTATAGCCAAGGTTAGATACATGTCGGTAATGGGATGCAAGTACATCTTCATTGACCACTTGAGTATCATTGTCTCAGACCAGTCTGGTGATGAAAGGAAACAGCTCGATGAAATCAGTACCAAGCTTAAGACGCTTACAATGGAACTTAACATCGCGGTGTTCTGTGTTATTCATACGAACAGACAGGGAGAGGCAAGAGGGTCGGCGGGTCCAGAGAAGGTCGCGAATATTCATATCAGTCTCCACCGGGACAAGAAGGACCCCGATCCTTGGCGTCGAAATGTTCTCAAGCTCACGATTGAAAAGAATCGCTTTTCAGGTAGGACGGGGCCGTGTCTATGGCTTTTCTATGATGAAATCACTGGCCGACTTGTAGAGCTAGATGAAGTCGCAATAACCAAATACGAAGAAGGACTATCAATCAATGACGCAGACCTCCCGTTCTAAAATAACTAGGCATGAATACGATGCCTTAACAGGGGCGTTATCTAGAAGTGGTGAAATGTATAAGCTCGCCTTTGCCCGGCTAAATGCCGATGGCTTAATAGATAGTGCAGGAATTCCTACAGTGAAAGGAGAGCGGGCTATTGACGATTTCCTATCTTACGCCAGATGAAAGGTACTTCGCTTGTGACATTGAAGCCGATGAGCTTCTTGAGAAGGCTACTCGTATCTGGTGTGCGTGTGTCGAGAATATCATTACCGGAGAAAAGCATTCTTTCACAGACGGTGCATCGTTTAAGGCGTGGCTGTCTGAAGACATGGTGCTGGTTGGGCATAATTTTATCGCCTATGATCTGGTCATGCTTAATCGCTTTTGGGGCACCAGTATTCCTGTATCTCGTTGTGTCGATACTTATGTCCTTAGCCAATTATATAATCCTACCTTTGCCGGAGGACACTCACTAGACATATGGGGCAAGCGATTACGCTTTCCTAAAGGAGAACACAATGACTGGTCAAAACTTTCAGAAGACATGCTCAAGTATTGCCAGAATGACACTGCTCTTACTGCTTTGTTATACCGGCGTTTGTCTAAACGTATGGTGGATATGGGCTTTACCGAGACTGGCGTTGAGATTGAACACGGTGCTTGGAATATAATCCAGAATAAGCAGCGTAGACACGGCTTTCCATTTAATCGAAAGAAGGCCGAGGAGTTATACGTCTCACTGCGTGATCGTGAAAAGGAACTAGAAGATGAAATCCACGGACTTTTCCCGCCAGAGCTTACCGTCGTTGGAGAATATAAAGCAGCAAGTAAAAGGGATGGAACTCCAACTGCATTATATCAACGGCATTGTGAACAATATCCCAAAGTCTGCGTCCTTGAGCACGGAGGATATAGGGCACATGATTATGTTCCTTTCAATATTGGAAGCCCGAAGCAGCGCATTGAGAAACTCCTTGAGCTAGGTTGGAAGCCTACTCAGTTCACTCCTAACGGCAACCCTAAGGTAGACGAGGAGACTCTACTGGACTTCGCTAAGGAGTCTGGCATCAAAGAGATTGCTGCGATTGCTAAGTACCTCGTGGTTAAGTCCCGAGCAAACATGGTAAGGACATGGCTAGATGCGTGTTCCTCTGATGATAGAATCCGTGGTAAGCTATTCATTGCTAGTACTCTACGGTATCGTCATAGCGGTCCTAACTCTGCTAATATTCCTGCTGTCAAATCAGACAAAGTAAAAGGAATTCTATATGGCGAAGAAGGAACCTGGGCTTACGAGTGTCGTGACCTATGGGACTGCGGCGACCATAATAAATATAGCTTGGTTGGCGTGGACGCAAAAGGGATACAGATTCGCATCCTTCTCAACTATGCCTACTCTGAGGAAGCGCTTGAGCTATATCTTCATGGCGATCCGCATGTTCGTAACGCGGAAGTCTTGGGTCTTGCTAATAAGCCCGCCGCCAAGAAGTTCTTTTATACTCTTATCATGGGAGGGGCAGGCAAACGGCTTGCAGAAGATCAGGCTCAGTTCGGTACTAAGCTAACCGCCAAAGAAGGCGCGGCCATGAAGGAGAAGATGATTGCAACCATTCCAGGATTTAAAGAACTTATCCAAAAACTCGAAAAAGAACTCGAATCTACAGGACGCATACGATTATGTGATGGGACTCCAATCCTTGTCCCTTCGCCCCATATGGTCATCCCGTATCTCCTTCAAGGAGACGAGTCCCGAATAATGAAGTACGCCAGCATCCTGCTGGATAAGGAGATTAGACGACATGGAATCGAAGCATATAAGGTTGCTGATGTTCACGACGAGTTCCAAGTCATAGTGGCAAATGACGATGTAGATAAGCTCGTTGAGTTGGCATTAAGAGTTTTCCCAAGAGTCGGTGAATTTTTTAATTATCGCGTACCAATTGAGGGAGACGCAAAAGTTGGTAAGACGTGGGCTGAATGTCATTAATATATCACAGAGAAAATAGAGACAATAGAAACTTGCGAACTAAGAATTGGCATAAAGTTCATCCTGAACGTGGCTTATTGTCTTCGGCAAAGAAGAGAGCACGATATGAGGGTTTACCGTTTGATTTAGAACTTTCTGATATTTCTATTCCAGATATATGCCCGGTATTAGGAATTCCTCTTTTAGTTAAAGAAGGAAAGAGGACGAACAATACACCTTCTCTAGATAAAATAATAAGGGACAAGGGCTATGTAAAAGGAAATGTACAGGTCATATCTTGGCGCGCTAACCGATTAAAATGTGACGCTTCTCTTGCAGAATTAGAGAATATCTGTAAATATATTAGAGATAATAGTTGACACACCGGCGCATACATGGTATAATAATGTATAAGGTAATAGAAAGGAATTTGTTTTGGCAGATAAAACTAAGGTAATTGTTATTCGTGGCACGTTGGATTGGGCGAAGCTCACCGGTAAGGCGCGGCCACATACAGGAGAGAAGCGTTACGACAAAGGCCCGTATTGGAGTGTTGATGTCACTCCTAATGCAGATAGCCTGAAGCTGGTTGAGTCCCTCGGACTTAAAGAAAAGCTTCGTGAACCTAACTCTAAGGACAAGCAGCGCGTCGGTCAAGGCCCGTATCTGGCGCTCAAGGTGCTAGAGAATAAGCCTAACAGCGATGAGAAGAACGAGCCGCCTAAGATTGTTGATCTACAGGGCAAGGCTTGGGACGGTAGATTGATTGGCAACGGCAGTGTTGCTGATGTCAAGGTTCGTGTTGTGGACTACGGCAAGTCAGTTCAGAAGGGCGTGTACCTTCAGGCTGTTCGTGTTCTCGATCTAGTTCCGTATGAGTCCAATGACTTCGCACCGCTGAGTGAGGACGATGAGTACTTCGCCATGGAGGAAGGCCCTAATGGTGAACGTCTTGAAGATTCATTTGATAGCGACCTAGACGACGACGTGCCTTTTAATTCTGGGAGCTAGACCTTGAGCACCACTGAAGAGTGGCGTCCAGTTCCCTCAGTTCCACTACTAGAAGCTTCGTCGGAAGGGCGCATACGATCAATTCCCTATGAAACTTCTATGCCTAGCGGCGGCATCAAAATTAATAGGATGTCTCCGACCTACGGTATAACTGTTTTTAATAGTAAGAATTATTGCCGTAAACAAGTCGTCTTCCGACGAAAGACTTATAGGGTTCATCGGCTAGTGGCAGAAGCGTTCTTAGGAATACTGCCGGAGAATCTGATTACTTCTCACATCGATGAGAATGCATTGAATAATAAAGTAAGTAACCTAGAATACATATCACGGCAAGCAAATCATAACAAGCCTAAGTTGAAAGAATATCAACGCGCAGCTTGCCCTGTTAAAATGCAAGGCTTGAGTTACTGTTAAGGAGAGAATGATTGAACGATAATAATAATGTGAACTCGACGCTTACGAGTCTCGCAGACTCGTTGTCGGCTGAGACCGGGATTGATTCCGCCTCTGCTGTGAAGGTTATTTCGTGGCTTCTTCGTGAAGGCGCGCTTGATATGCCAGTGATTGTAGAGAATGTTAATGAAGTTGCTTAATACTTTCCGGGAGTTCTTTACTCCCACCAACCCAACGACTGCATTCATCGACAACGAGAATAGGTTGTTCGCTCCCACCGGAGAGTTCGTCCATCAGTATGCTCGTCGTCGTGATGCCGTTCGTGGCGCAACACGTCGTGGCTTTGCACTCGCGTAGGTCACTTCGAGAACTTTACGAAATAGTCTTTAAACTAGAAGAGGATATGTTAAGAATGGCTGAAGATTTCACAGGATTGAATGCAGCAGTTGATAAGGTCGTTGAACTCATTAACGAGGCGATCACGATCCTTCAGAACCCGCAGACGGACAATAACAATCAGTCGGTTATCGACGCGATTACGCTTCGTCTGAACTCTGCGGCTGATGCTCTTGGTGCGGCTGAGCCCGCTCCGGCCCCTGCTCCTGCGCCAGCTACGGCCGATACGTCCACAGCTACGGCCGATACGGCCACTGATGCAACTTCCACAGCCGCCACGGCTGCGTAAGTGACTAACGAGATACGTGATCCGTCCTCCATACCTGAGGACATATATAAGCTCCTAGATGAAGCGACGGATCACGTTGTCTCTGAGGATAATGTCGAGTGGGCAGGCGAGGTTTTCAAGAACCTGCTTAGAGTTCGACTATCCAAGAGAGAACAAAAGACAGGTGAGGACGTACTACGGTTCTCGTCTCTAGGCAAGCCTGATCGGCAGTTGTGGTATGATGCGAACGACTCCGAAGGCGCTGAGACTTTACCCGGTAAGACACAATTCAAGTTTCTATTCGGCGACGTGATCGAAGTCCTATTACTCTTCCTAGCTAAAGAAGCAGGACACTCCGTCACTAATGAACAAATGGAGGTAACAGAAGATGGAGTCACAGGACACATCGACGCAATCATCGACGGAGTACTCGTTGATGTCAAGTCGGCTTCGAGCTATTCTTATGAGAAGTTCAAGTCCGGCGGCCATTTATTTGACGACCCCTTCGGTTATATCACACAACTCTCAGGTTATGCACATAAGACGGGCTGCGATAAAGCAGGCTGGCTAGTAGCAGACAAGGTACACGGAGACATTCAATATGTCGAACTCTCGCCGGATTATATACGAGGAAACGATCCTGCCAAGCGAATCGCAGAAGCAAAGAAAGTTATCCGATCTTCAGAACCTCCTCCGCGATGCTATCCTGACCAAGCAGAAGGTAAGAGTGAGAATAGAGTCCTTGGAGTAGGTTGCTCTTATTGCAGACATAAATTTAAATGTTGGGCGGATGCCAATAATGGAACGGGGTTAAGAACATTCTTTTATAGCAGAGGGCCAAAATTTTTTACTCAAGTTAAGCGGGAACCTAATGTTCCTGAGAGGTTATAATGAAGGTTTGTAATAGATGCGGAGATAATAAAAGCAACGCTTCATTTTACAAAGATAAAAAGAGTAAGGATGGATTGGCCTATCAATGTAAAGAATGTTCTAATACAAAAGTTAAGGTATTTAGGTCACAGCAACCTGATCGTAGACGAGCCGAGCATCTAAAAAGATTGTACGGTATCACAGTAGAAGATTATGAAAATATTCTAAAATTACAAGACGGTGGCTGCGCCATCTGCGGTAAAAAGCAAGGCGTAGAAAAGAAGCGGCTAGCTGTAGATCACTCTCACCAAGATCGTAGAGTTAGAGGTCTTCTCTGTCACAGATGCAATAAATGGTTAGTTGGGAAACATGTAGATGGTTCCTTACTTAAAAAGGCTGGTGAATATTTAGAAACGGCAGATACAGGATTTCTAGTGCCGGAAAAATATCAACACGGCCCTAAAAAGAGAAGGAGTCGAGTTGTCAAACGAAAATAAGATTTTACCGGACCAAAAAATTTTGGTTCTAGATGTGGAGTGGCGGCCAACACTAGCGTATGTATGGCAGGCCTGGGATGCAAACGTGTCGCCAGAAATGATAGTCGAACACGGAGGACTTCTTTGTGTCGGAGCTAAATATGTAGGTGAAGAGACTGAATTGTTCTCTGAATGGGAGCACGGTCACGAAGGCATGTTAGTCAGAATTTATGAAATGATGGCATATGCCGACGCTATCGTAACCTTCAATGGCGACAGATTTGATTTACCTAAATTAGACGGTGAGTTTCTTCTACACGGCTTTTCGCCACGTCCTCCATGCACTTCTATAGACTGTATCAAAGCAGTTAAAAAGTTCGGTTATTTCAGAAATAGCTTGGGATTTATCGGTCCCTTTCTAGGCGTCGGCAGTAAGCTAGAGAATGAAGGCTTCGGCTTGTGGAAGAAAGTCATGGCTGGCGACAAGGATGCTCAGAAGCGAATGGCTGATTACTGTAAACAAGATGTCGATATGACCGAGGAATTATACATCAGGATTAGAAGTCATATTAAAACCCATCCCCATCTAGGAAAGACAGGAGCCGAGCAATGCCCTGTGTGTGGAGGAACTCATAGTCACTCACGAGGTACACGTAGGACGAGGGCATACAAAGTCCAGCGTCTACAGTGTCAGAGTTGCGGCCACTGGCACGACGGGAAGCGATCTAAAATTTGAAGGACCTAAAGCAAAGGGAAAGAACTCTTCGGCACTACTATGCCAACAGAGAGGCTTATATAAAGAGATCAGCGGACTGGAAGAAAAATAATCCTGAGCGCCACAAGATCATATTAAAAAGATATGAACTAAAGAAGAAATATAATCTTTCTTTAGAAGATTACGAATCGATGCTAGAGGCGCAAAATAATAGGTGTGCTATTTGTGACTCTGAAGAGAAGTTAGTAGTCGATCACGACCATGAGACAGGTATTGTCAGAGGACTGCTTTGTTATTCATGCAATCGAAATTTAATTGCTAACAGACGCGATCCATGCGTATTTATTAAGGCAGCTAAATATTTAAAGAAGCACTGGTTCGATGGAAAGAGGATGAAGATATGACTCTAAAGGAATTTTGGTATCACCCAGATCGCCGACCATTGTGGCAGATCGCATTACTCGTTCCAGTATACCCTTTATATTGGCTAGCAAATGAGTTTATAGAATTTATGGATAATAACTTCTAATGGATAAGTGGGATGATCGTTTCCTGTCGATGGCGGCAGAGATTAGCACGTACTCTAAAGACCCTAGCACGAAGACAGGAGCAGTAATTGTCAGACCTGATAAAACAGTGGCGGCTATGGGTTACAATGGGTTTCCTGCTAAGCTTTGCGATGATGAGGACTTGTACGCTGATCGTGAAGTAAAGTACGAGCGTATTATTCATTGTGAAATGAATGCAGTTCTTAACGCTAGAGAACGTGTCGAAGGATATACACTGTATACGTGGCCATTTCTATCGTGTCCTCGTTGTGCGGTTCACATGATTACTGCGGGTATCACTAAGGTTGTAGCCCCTGCGTGTCCTGACGACAAGCTAAACAGATGGGGTTTCGCCCTTGAACGGACTAAGGATTTATTTCGTGAAGCCGGTGTGGAGATAGTCGAGTATAAGGAAGAAGACTTAGTGTAATGAAGACGGGCATAAGTATATCGCAACGTGTCGATAAGCGCGCTTATATGAGAGAATGGTATAAGGCTCGTAAAGAACATTGTCAAACTTATGCCAGAGAGTATAGAAAGAAAACACCAGAAAAACAAATTCTAATGCGAGCAAAATCAAGAGCTAAAGAGTTAAACTTAGATTTTGATCTTGACGAAACAGATATTGTAATTCCAGATTACTGCCCAATACTAAATATAAAATTAGAGTTAGGAGGAAGCAGCAGAGCTTCGGCTCCATCTATTGATAGAGTAGATTCAACCAAAGGTTATGTAAAAGGTAATATAGCTATCATCAGTCATAGGGCGAATTCACTAAAGAATAATATGACAATAGAGGAGATAATTAGAATGGCGAAATGGGCAGAAAATGTTGGATGATTTTATTAGGAATCGAATCTCCGATTACTTCGAAGGACATGAGCTTGTCGAGTATCTGCGTCTAAAGACAGACGAGATTATTGACGCCTTTGAGGCAGAGATTGAAGATGCATTAGAAGACATTGTGGAGCTAATGGACTATGGAACGAACGATCAGAGATAACGTGATTCAGTGGAATAAGAATCAATTCTTCCGAGCAATCAAAGATGAAAGATGGAAAGATGCAGAACGGTTCAAAGAAAACATCGAAAGGCTCGAAGGCTTCGGAGGTTTCTAATGCAGTTATCTTTGGAACTTGGAGAGTCGCGTATGAAAAGCAAGCCGAGCGTATGCTATTTAATCGGAAGTCTAAGAAACGAACGGATTCCGAAACTAGCGCAGAGCCTCAGGCAAAAGCATCCTGAGATTGAATTCTTTGATGATTGGTATGCAGCAGGACCTGAAGCAGACGATTATTGGAAAGCCTATGAGAAAGCTAAAGGGATTAGTTACCAAGCTGCTCTCGATGGATGGGCCGCTAAGCATGTCTTTGAGTTTGATAGGACTCACCTTAATCGTAGTACCCACGCTCTGCTTGTACTACCTGCTGGTAAATCTGGACACATGGAAATCATGTATGCAGCGTATGGTGTTGGGGCAAAGACGGCAATCCTATTGGACCCCGATGATGTCCGTTGGGACGTAATGTATCAGTTCATTCCGACAATTCTACAGAACGACGAGGAGATTTCAGATTGGCTAAAGAACTCACAGGACAAAAATTCGACCAAGATAAGCCCCGTTGGGACTTGCTGCCGACAAAACCTCTCGGGACAATTGCTGAGGTATTAGGATTTGGGGCTAAAAAGTATGCAGCCCACAACTGGCGCGGTGGATTAGAATATTCACGATTGATTGCCAGCTCCTATCGACATCTATCCGCGTTTAATGAAGGTGAAGACTACGATCCAGAGAGCGGGCTTCCTCATCTAGCCCATCTAGGCTGTTGTGTCCTTTTCTTACTAGAACAATTCTTGAGAGGAACAGGTCGTGACGACCGATATAAACCAGAAGAAGCCGGAGTCACCGGACAGGGCTAAGGAAGAATGCGTGTATCGAGCGTATGAAGAAGACGAACCTGAAGGATCGTTCTATGTAGAGAAAAGCTCACGTCTTATTTACGAAGCTAAGTTCTTCGGTGAAGGCGTCATAGTCCGACCAGTTACTCCTGGATATGAGAAAGCAATTCAGCAGTTAGATATGGTTGAATTCACTAATTACTTTGAAGAATACCTCGGCGATATAGCAGCTCTAAAAAACTTATTGTGGGGAGAGGCCGTCGAACCTCTGTGGACATCTAAGAAAGATTGAACCATGGTCGGTATGAATCGCTATGACGATAAACAAAAAAGAGCCATGCGGCGGCGAAACCACATGGCCCGAGATTTAGCTGACAGGAAGTACCATCAGCGTCGTATTGATAAGAAGGTTAGTTTACCTCCTGATGATGATTGGGACTATTGATCCCACTTATTAGTACACAACGCAGTATCGGCGAACTCGTATAGGATCGTAGTCTTATCGTCGCCTGCGTTGTTCAATGCGTGAGCATATCCATTAATATCGGTAACAGGTCCGCCAGACATACCCGGAGCAATCACTCCATTGAATACCCTCATATGGTCAACAGGGGTTCCATCATCGAGTGTATCTCCGGGTTCTGTGTACTCCTTGGTCGCAGTGATTACATTATTCCTAAAGATGAGTTCAGGCTGTCCGTAGCTGGTAATGCCATAAGACAAGTACGGCTTGTCAGTAATGAATCGTGAACACGAATACTTCTGGTAAGGAATATCAGTCGGCTCGTCCCCTGACATAATAGCTAGATCGTGCTTAGCATCTGTCTTATAGGTCTTGAGCGGAGCCTTAGTCTTAGTGTCAAAACACTTACCGCCACCATTAGCAATGTGATTAGCAGTAAGCACCTCGCGATCACCAATGATACTTCCCGATCCAATATATATCTCACCTAGTCCTACGCAGGTAATACTTCTGATTGCAGACAAGTCTTCCGCAGGAGGAGCAGGATAGGTTCTATAATCCTTATTGATACTGGTGAACGATGATAGGGCTACGAGGACCGCAAGGAGAGCTTTCACTTTAATGTTTATTCCTTTCTTTAGGAGAGTATAATGTTTCCATCACTAGGTATTAAAGAATACGTCATGGGCGGCGTAATAGCTATAGTATTAGCTAGTTATGGTGTCCTTGGGTTTGAAGTCCATCATTGGCATTCAAGTGCTACCAACCTTACTACTGAACTCAATCAACAAATCGCAAACAATAAACAATTAGTATTAGATTATAGTAATGCTGCGAAGCTAGCTAAGGCTCAAGACGAAGCTAATCTCAATAGAGTCAAGGTCGAAGCAGCACAACAGAATGAAAGGACAGACAATGAATATCAAGCTCGTGTCAACAATCTTAACGTTGAGCTTGCTAGGTTGCGCTCACAATCACGTTCAACCAGTAATCCCGGTAGTCCCCCAACAGCGCCAGTGCCCGGCGTACCCACTACCACCGTCAGCATTGATCCAGCCTCCTGTCGTAACGAACTTCTTACCCTCGACTGCCGGTTCATCGCCAGTAAACAAGCCGTCCAACTAGACGAGCTAATTAAGTGGGTTAACTCAATCCATAGTATTAACGTTAATGGGACAGATACAAAGCCCGCTCATTAGCACGACGAGTAACTAACCCTTCCTCAACGCGGCCGTTGTCGTATTTCCACTTAGGGAATTCGTCAGCGGCTTCGTTGTATTTACCTTCATTGTGGAGTTTGAGAAGAGTGGACTTCAAGAACTGAATAGGTCCTACATTAAATACGAAGTCAACGAGAGCATCGAACTGTCCCTGAGTGCAAGGCAGCGCGTGTGCATTAACAACATCAGCAGCATAGGCCATGTCGTGTTCGAGGAGAGCTTCAGCTATGGCCTTAGTAATCGTCTGTCCTTGATACACGCCCTTAGTGTGCCCATAGCCAATCGTCCATACACCACCTGTGTCTTGGTAAGCGACTAGCTTGCAACCTTCGGACTTCTCAGTTAGGTCGTAGCAATTCTGGCTAGGTGTCATTTCGATGGTGTATAGTCAGGGGTTAGTACAGCGATGGCACCACATAGTACACTAATGAACATCATCCAGTGATAGATCATTGCACCAGCAGCGAAGGCAGCAGATAGGCCAGCCCAGGTGCTCGCTTCATGGATGCGATCTTTAAGATAGTTTAAGGATTTCAATGTGCTCTCCCGAGGACTTGTAGGACTTCGATGACTCCAAGCAGAAGGCTAGGGCCAGCGATCCAGCCTAAGAATGAAATAATACCAGAGCCTTTGTCGTGTGACTTAAGAAGGACATCTAGCTTCGTGTTAACAGACATGAACTGTTCTTTGGTATCGTCTTTGAATTCATCGAAAGACTTCTTTAGTTCTGCTACCTCAACCTCCACTCGGGCTATCCTTTCACCATAGATGCTCACTTGGCTAGTCCCCATAGCTGTGCCCTAGCATCTTTACGGGCCTGCCTGAGATTTGATTTAACAAGGGCCACCTTGTCTTCGTTGGACATATCATCCCAACCTCCCATACTATTACTCATGTATTCCTTGAACAACTTACCAGATACTGCTTGGTACTTTTGTTGTCCGGCGGGAGTTAGTTTATTTCCAGCGACCGTTTTAGGAGCAGGAGTTACTAACGGTTTCTTATAGACAGCATCTAGCTTGTCTAGTTCAGTTTCTAATGGCCCCCTGTTATGTGTAACTATAGCTGGATTAATAACATTTAAGTCCCCGGGATTATCACGAGTCAGTACATTACCGAAGACATCGTGACGAGCAGGTAGCTTCTGCGATGCACCGGGGTAGTTGGCTTGGATATTGTCGATAAAGGGTGACGCTCGGGTGTCTCGCATCACAGGATCAAGATAGTCTTTGTTGACCTCAGAAACAGCAGCAGGGATCAGCATAGACGACGCCATCTTACCTGACCATGCTTCCATGAGCTTACCGGACTTGTCGTCCATGGCATTGAAGAACTCAGAGATACCGCGAGTATAGGACGCATCACCAATGATCTTCATCATACCTAGGACATGCTGAGCCATCCTTTCCTCAAGCGGCTTACCAGACTCGCTAGGTAGCTTATCCACCAAGTCAGCAATACTAGCAGCCAGAGGAGCCAGCGGGTGCAAAACATTCTCCATCGAGACGTGGACACCGCCGGGGAAGTTCAATGAATACGGCTGATGATTAACCAACCACTCCGCTCTCTTAGCAGGTTCGCTAGGACCCCCGCCAGTAATACCTCCGTTAGCTGCCCACGCATACAATGCACCAGTCGCAGCCCACGAAGTCACGATACGTCCAATAGCTAGATCAGCCCTTGCTCCACCTGCTTTTAGGTCAGCGAGGTTCTTAGGCTCCATCACAGACAACGGACTGTACCGCATAGCAGCGAAGAACTTCCTGTCAGCTAGACGAGGGAACGGGATCAGAAGAGTTCCAAGCCCCTTCATTACCTTAACGATAGCCGGATCAGTCGGAGAAGGACGAGTCCAGTTCTGTAGCCCCTTCCACTGCATCGCGTCCTGAAGACGGGAATACTGACCGTACTGCTCCATGGACTTCCACATTTCATTGGTAGGATTCTTCATCAGGTCTTGGACACGATCAGCATAGTGCTCACCGGTTAGTCCCTCAGCCGCAGCAGTACGATGGGCCATTCCCATCCAGTCAGACATCGTAGCGACAAGCCGCATTGATTCGTCGTGAGCACCGACGTTCCTTAGGGGTTCACCAACGATACGGCCTAGCCCCTTATTCGGGAAGATGTATCTACTCTGTGTCCTATCTACGAGGTCCAGCGGAGCGCCCTGACGATAGGCCTCAGCGACAGGATTGAATGAGCCTTTCTCACGAGCAGTATTACTTAGAGACTCAGGAGACAATCTCTGGAACAATGGATTGACACCAGCCTCATCCACAGAGAATGTCTTGAACGCAAGCTGAGCACCGTGGAACATACCTAGCTGTCGTGCCCAGGCTTCACGGAAGGTCATCTTCTCGCCACCATGGAACTTACCCACAACAGCCCCGATAGCACTTGATATATTCTCTAGCTGCATCATCATTAACGAGCTAGTAGCAAAGCGGACAGGCGTCTTCAAGGCAGATAGAAGGAAGGCGTACCATGTACTCCGCATTACATCGCCAGCATTGGGACGCATACTATCACGAACAATTTTATCAGCAAGCTCGGGGTTCTTATTAACTAGATCATTGATCGTATCGGTATTAGCTTTCGAGTCAAGCAGAGACTGAAGCTTCTCTCCGACATCACGGAAGTTACCACCCATGACAATACGACGAGCACCTAGACCACGACCAGTCAGCAGAGCGTTCTGAGAGTTCTGTGCAGTTGACTTAGCGAACAATTCGATGGCGTGTTCATATCGGTTCTGAATTACCGGATCATGGCCGCCTTCAAATCGCATCTTCGTGTATTCATCGTTCAGTTGCGAGAAGTGTTCAGCAGCCGCAGCATTGATAGCACGAACCGCTTGATCATGGTAGTTGACTTCATTACGAGGCATGGACTCACGATTGAGAACGCCTTCAATCCCGTGCTTGTCGATGTACTCTGCGGTTTTGTCTTTCGTCTCATTGAAGGACTCGATATCTGCGCCCGGCGGCGGAGCCATATTCCTAATAGCATTCTTGGCCTTATCGCTAATAGCCATACGATCAAGGTTGATACTACCAGCGAACTTATCTCCACCAGAGCCACCATTACCACTCGGAGGTTCACCATCAGACGGAGGAACTCCACCGCCACTTGGGGGTTCTTGTCCACCTCCGCCACCACTACGAGGACTTGGTTCGATTTCTTGGACTCGACCCGCTGATGCACCTGAACGACGATACCCACCAAAGCGTTTAATCTCTGGATACATCTGCATCAGATCGTACATGGCATTACGAATCTCACCGGGGCCTAGTCGATTAGCCTTAGTCGAGAACTGATCAATCGCTATCTCACCAGTCCCATCATCGATACCTAGCTTAATCGGGATAGTGTCTCCATTGCTGGCTTTGTACTCTAGGTACTTAGTGCCATCAGGATCGGACTTGACTTCAGTGAAATTCTTATAGGCTTTCTGACCTTCCTCAGCTACATTCTCATTAGCAGGTGTGTTCTGTTCAGGGTTCGGAGTGAACTTTTCATAACCGGTATTATCAACAATAGGACGATCAGCGGTCGGTGAGCTTAGCCTGTCCATGGCTTGATTGAGGAGTTCGATATTATTCTTAATCGCTACAACCTGTGACTGATTAAGATCGTCTGCGTGTTCATCTAGAATATCATTTAGTCGTTCCTTAGCGGCTTCGATATTAGGTAGATGCCTATCAGTAATGACGCCTTGATCGATACCCTTATGGATACGATTAGCCATATCGAGATTGTCAGCGATGACCTGATCATTCTCGTCACCCATCTGAGCGGCTCTACGTTGCGTCATATCAACGACATTCTCGGGAGGCTTATCTCCCTCCATAGCCTTAGCGGCTAGGAAATCATTGGTCTGCTGAGCAACCTCAGGATGAACATCATAACCAGAGATAGCGCCATCAGGCTCAGCCACAGTGTCCTCAGGAAGAACGCCTGCCCCTTCAGGATTACCCATTGTATTAGCAATTGCTTCAGGGTCCATAGGACGGACACTGCCAAGCTTTTCTTGGCCCGAGACTCCGCCTAGCTTTATCATTCCCCTAGAGACGTAAGACAATGTTTCATCAGGAAGATGCTTAGACCAGTCATCGCCGTACTTACTGATTAGCTTGTCAACATTACCAGGTCCGTCGTTGTAGGCAGCTAGCGCCGTGGCAGGGTCATTATACTTACCAAGCAGGGCGGCAAGGTAGTCCTTACCTTCACGCACAGTATCTGCTTCAGTTCCGTCAGATGGACGAACTCCATAGCCCGGAGAAGTCTTAGTTCCCGGCATTACCTGAGCAGGCCCCTCAGCTCCCTTAGGAGATACCTTAGGATGCTCAATAGTTCCGCCGCCTTCATTGGAGAACATTATATCCGTAAGAGCCGAGTATTCAGGATGCTGTTGACCCATAGCAATAAGATCAGGTTTACCTGCGAGGGCACGGTGAGTCACGGCACCAGCTAGTAGCGCGGAACCAAGCTGAAGTCCGGGACTATTGGGAGCGACCTGATTAACCCCTGTAGCTACAACACCGGCACCAGCGCCAGCGCCTAGCCCTTTCATAAGCTTCATAATATCAGACTCAGGCTGGAAGGCACCGCCTGCCATCTGTGCTACATTGCCGACAGCTTCTTCAAACTTATTCTGAGGCTGAGGAACATCCATGGCTTTCTCATATACAGAGGAGACCTTAGAGGTCACAGGCCCCTGACCGAACAAAGCCTTCTTTACGTTAGCATTGTCTATGGCTTCTTGCTGACTCCCGATATTAGCTATAGGATGTTCTAGTCCATGAAGACTGGCAACAACGCCTGCTCCAAGAAGATCGCCTACATACGGAATAATAGTCGCAACGCCCTCACCAACTTTCTTCGGAATCATGGTAGCCATACGGCCAGCTTCGGAAACAATAGCTCCCGTTACTCCGAGGAGTTTATGGAAATCAGATTGAGGGGGATTGGCCTGTTGGGCAGGAGGGGTTGAGTCTCCACCTAACAGATTATCTAGATCACTCATCGTTGTTATTATCGTCCTGAGCAAAGTCGCTAGATGCGCCAGAGCTTCCTATGCCTCCAATAATCTTCACTGGAACAGGCTTATTGCCTTGGAACTGGAATGCAACCCATTTGCCTTTAACTAGTCCAACACCGGCGCTACCATCGGGACTACGATACACAGTTCCGGGTTTCGGCATCTGCTTTGTCTTAGCAAGGTAGTCAGGTAGCCACGGAGCATTAGCCACCAACGACGGGCCAATAGCCTTAGAGACTAGACCGAATCGTTTGATGTACACATTGTCATTAGACGCACCAGCCTGTTCCGCTGCAGCACCCGCACGAACCTGATTGCTTTGAGCGTTCACGCCTTCAATGTTCAATCTTTGGTTATCAATACCGAGCTTAGCTATATCAACTTTCTCCTGAACAGTTCTATACTGATTCAACGCATCAGCAGCATTCTGTCGAATACCTAACTCCTCTTTCTGGTACGGAGTCATGGCAGCAGAGGCATAATTATCTAATGCATCCTTGTCATACTGATCAGGGAGCTGAGGAAGACCGGCGGACTTAGCAAATGTATTCAACGTAGGAAGCATCTTCTGATAATTACCATCAGGATCAGATGAATTATTAATAGCCTGACCGAGACTCCCAATCTTATTTAGAGCGTCATTACGACCAATCATCTGACGTTCGGCAGCCGTGCCTTGATAGAATAGATTCTGCTGTAGCTGATTGTGCATCGAGACAGCCTTCTCAGCAAGGTCGGGGATTTGACTCATACGCTGAGTAGCTAGTTCTAGGTTCTGGTCAGACGGGTTCTGCCTATACTCTGCCATGGCACTAGCCATGTTGGCATTATCTGTTCTCTGCCTGAAGATAGGCTGGCCACCGCGAAGCATAAGTAGAACATCGCCGATCTTACCTAGAGTGCTCTCATCCTTAGGCTTCCACGCATCAGCAGGAGTAGGGGCTACGGGAGCCTGTGCCTGAGGCGGTGGCGCGGCAGTATCAGCAGGCAACGGAGCCAATGGATCACGAGTAGGAGCATTAGTCGCATTCACTGTGCTGGACGCAACCTGAGGAGACGGAGCAGGCGGAGCCAATCCCTGAGCAGCAGACATGGCACCGGGATTAGCAGCCATTGCCATAGCCTGTTTGCCGGGATTATTTAATGCACCAATGGTTTGTAGTACGTCTGACATTTAGTACCTCGAACTCTGTGGCATAGCGCCGTAGCCAGATAGATTCTGTAGCATAGCTCCGGGAGGCGGAAGCTGTTGAGGCTGTGACTGATCAGTAGGAGCGCCCTGCTGAGGAGCCTGCTGTGCTTGAGGCTGAGGAGTAGAACCCCCTCCACCCAAACCAGCGAACGGATCAGGAGGAGTTCCTTGCCCACTTCTCATAGCATCATAGGCTTGCTTGTACTTCTCAGCAGTAGCAACTGCGGCTAGGACTTGTGCCATTATAGCAGACCTTTCTTGCTTGAGTCGGACCCGCTGGAAGTTCCAGAGCTAGTGCTGCCACCCGCCGAGGTTCCTTGCGACGATCCAGTAGAACTGCCGAACGACGATCCAACGCTAGTGCCAGAACCCTGACTCTGCGACTGAGACACTCCACCAGCGCCTGTCATTGCACCAGCAGCTCCTAGTCCTAGTCCGGCATACTGACCGAGATTTTGCATGTACTGGTTGAGATACTGGCTACCTAGCCCCTGTCCATACTGAACCAACGCCTTGCCTGTCGCGCCTGAGTCAAAGACACCATTAGCGGCAGAAGCGCCCGAGAGGGCCTGCTGACCTTGATTAAGAATGAACTGTTCACCCGCTGAATTAGCAAAGGTATTAAGAGCGCTACCTGCATTGTTAGCGGGAGCTGCTGTCGGAGCAGGTGCAGGCGTTGGTGCAGGAGTGCCGGGGACAGGAGGCGGAGGGGTTACTCCCGGAGGTCCACCAAACCTACTTCCTCGCGGGCCTAGCGGCATTTGCATACCACCTCCGGGAACCTGCGGGATTATTGTTCCAGGTTGATGTGGCACGAATAGTTCGGGCTGGTTCTCACCTACAACATAAGGCTGTCCCGGCGTAACTGGTCCACCGAAGGCTCTATATTGGACATTCATATTAGGCGGAACATATCCATTATAGCCACTACCGTTGACGTTATTAGGAATAGTGGCCGAGCTAGGAAGATTCGGATTGCTCTGCGTAGCTCCCGACAAAGACTGTAGCAAAGAACTAGTACCGCTACTAGGAGTTGCAGCAGGGGCCGTAGGCATACTGGACTTGACACTAGCTGTAGTAGTAGGCAAACTAGAAGTAGGAAGCGGAGACGAAGCCACGCCGGGAAGAATGGGGCTGCCCATAGGAGTTCCAGAGCTAGCAGAAACATTCGTATGTGACGTAGGAGTGGTCGGAAGCCCTAGCAACTGAGCCATCATATTGCCTGCATTAGTTACATAGCCTAGAGCCGGGGACATAGACTGTGCTATAGGAGCATACGCCCTATTGGCCGACTGACTCCCAGACGAAGTCTGGTTACTCGCTACTGAGCTACTTCCCTGAACACTCTGGTTCTGAGACGAGTTCTGAGAACCGTAGGCGCTCTGGCTAGCCTGCTGACCTTGCTGACTTCCCTGTGAGCCACCGAAGATGAAATCACCTACACTACCCATTAATATTTTCCTTACCTGAGTTTAGGAACTCGTCCTTTGTTAAAGTAAATAACTCGTTTTCGTCACCATCCGGGTACATAAATATTCCTTGGGACTTCAAACCAACCTGTCTAGCCGCCCATCTACTAGCTTTGAGTTTCGTTTTAATCAATGCACATACTGTTTCGGCGTCATAGTTCTCGAAGAGATTACCTATCATGGCTTTACCAAGATCAATTGCTTGTCTTCCTCGTACCGTGAAGTACCAATGAACCATGTAGACGCCGGGATATTGATAAGAAGCTATCCCTGCATTATCGCCATCAAGGAAGAGCATATTCTTAGGACGCTGGAACCATGTCACGAAGTCTTCAATTGGACAGAGATCAGTATATGGTTCGACGATCTTAAGTAACTTATTTAGATCAAATGATCGCTGTATCATTAAGACAGTGGAACCTCAGTTCTCGGAATACCGCCGCCAGCAGAAGGAGGACTCGATCCACCTGTAGTGGCGGTTCCACCGGCGGCAGGAGTAGCAACCCTTCCGACGTAATGGCGTCCTGAGGCTGCGGCAGGCAGTGCATTATTAGGATTAGTATCTGTATGATAAGTCACAGAACCGCCTGCTCTTGACGAGTCATCATAGTAGACATAATATGTAGTGCTATATGCTAGCCCAGTAATGGTAGCGCCTGTAACCGCAACGGACGATTGATCTCCATAGTGGCGATTATGATTATCAATAGTTAGTGTTACATCACTACCGGCATCAGTGGCAGTTAATATCTGTCCCGGAGCTACATAACTCACGCTAATAGCATCATTCTTAGTAACAGTATTTGCAGTTGACTGAGCAGTATTAGCTGTAGTTTGAGCTGCCGTAGCATTAGTGTTAGCCGTATTGGCCGTGGTTTGTGCAGTAGTCGCAGTAGACTGAGCAGTTGTAGCTGTACTTTGTGCCGTATTAGCTGTGCTTTGTGCCGTATTAGCTGTGCTCAGGGACTTATCGTGCATCTTGTTCAGAAGAATTTGCTTAGTCGTTAGGACGTTCTGGAAGTTAGTCCTTAGCGTTGTTCCAGTAACATTAGTATTATCTGATAGATCGTTCCATGCAACTGGCGTAGTTAGTGTAGCAAGATAGCTAGTCAAAGTAGAGATAGCATTATCGTAATTAGTTTTCTCAGTGGTGATGCCGTAGGTACTGGCTTCAGCATCAATACTAGACTGCTCTCCGGTTAGATATGCATTGAATAGAATCCACATCGGCTTCTTAGCCGGAGTTAGTATGTTATCGGAGTTCAAGGCTGTAATAGCGTCAATCTGTGACTGCTGGTTGTTGTATGCAGTCTCGATAGCACTAGCGAAGTTATCCCACCAGATATGGAATGAAGACGTAGGATAGCCGTTGTTATCAACTAGCGGGGAAGACTGCTGTAGTCTAGGAAGAGTAAGTGTAGCCATTAAACTGATGCATAGCTTTCATTGAAGTGCATACCTGAGACTCGGAATGGTACTGGATCGTCGACTCGAACCTGAACTAGAATTCCTGGATTGCTGAAATAACCTAACGAATACCAACGAACAGTCTTACGATATTCTCCATTGACGCCTAGACTCCGCTGCTTCCAAGGCCCCCATGTAAAACCCCCATCCTTCGACGAGCGGAGTTCAACCGTGGGTTCGACATAGTTACCTGAAAGATATGGTGTCTGACCGGGATTGCATTTCAGAGTGATATTATTAAGAGGGACGCTAGCTGTTACGATAGGTAGACCAGCAGTGAATAACCTCTCCATGACACCGCCAAAATCATCATAGGTATTGCTCCAAGCGAGGACCCGGCCATCATAACGAGAACCGAATACGTTCTCAGCATAGCATTGAGGAATCCAGTTAACCTGTCCATCACTAGCGAATGTACTCCACTGCGAGGACTTCTGGCTAAACACCCACGTTTCAGTGTCAAGACTTACAGCTAGGAATGCAGTACCGTCTAGATAGAACTTCCACAATGAAGCCGCAGTGGACTTAGCGATGCGTTCATCTAGGGCAGGTGTGCTAACAATGGTTTGAGGATCGCCGATACAGACTTGGTTATGATTAGTAATCCACGCTAGAGTCGTAGAGAATTCACACGCACAACCTGTGTCTCTAATACCGACTTGGAATGTCTTACCAACGAGGGGCTGCCACGGTAGACTAGAATTGCTTGAATTCGCAGGCCACCACTCAACAGTCTCACTACCGAATAGAAACAACGTGTCTCCAATGAAGAGACATTCTTTGAGATTATCAGGTGAGTTCTCAGCGGTAGCAAAGCTCAACGCTTGGATATTATCAGAGAGGACATCAGACCAGTAGAAGTGTCCAGTACCTTTGTCGATAATAATCAAACGATCAGTGCCTTCGCAAATACTTAGAACCTGAAGGCCTCCGGGAGTCGTAACTGTGGATAGTGTAGTTCCGTTATACTCCCACAGACTAGCACCGGCATTAGCGAATAAACGATTACTGAAGCCCGCCATAGAGACAGGACCTGTGCCATCAATGGCCCCTAGCGACACGCTTCCTTTGTAAAGATTAGAGCCTGATACTCCATATAGCGAGCCATCAAGAACGCCATCAATCTGTAGCAAGCGCTTAATAGGCCCGGCTCCCATCGTAGTAGAAGTAGCCATCAGACCCGGCCTAGACTGTAGCACTGAGTCGGGCTCCGTAGGAGAATCCTCCACGAACATATTAATAAGCTTGATATTAGGCAGGTTGCCCCTATCACGCTCATAAGCTGACAGGCTGTATTCTAGCTTAGGCATTAGCACTCACCTACAATGATTGGATGAACTTCGTTCATTCTACCAATACCACCAATACTTACCCTTATTGAAGACCTTCGTATTGTTTCCGACCTGCCAGTAATGACGAGTGCTAGGCAGACGATACAGCCCAATCTCTGCGTTCTGATCATTAAGCTGCTGATACCTAGCGCGGAAGATGCGGCGAATTCGTTTGATAACCTCTACCATCTCCTGCCCAGATTCCGCTCCATAACGAGGATTAAGGCGAATAGCGAGATGAGTAGTAAGAAGATCATCGAATTCCTCAGGAAGTGGAGACACGTCTCCGTCAACCAGATCAGCGACTTTAACCCATGATCCAGTATCGGCCCGATAGAACCATTCACGTTGGACACCATTGGTATTAAGAACGACACTAGATGATCCTTCGATTAGTCGACCATTAGCATTAACGGTTACGTTATAGGTTCCGACATTTCCTTTACTATCTATAATGGCGACTCTACATCCGTCACGAGGATTGGGATTAAGAAACAACGTTTCAGGGGAATCGATATTCAGGATTACTCGTGAGTTACTTGGGATATAGATACTGTCTAGTTCAGATGATAGGTCCAATTCTTCTGCATAAGCATTAGACAGACCAGCGAGACCGTAGTTAACGTCTTTAAGAGGCTCACCTAGTTCTGCACCAAACAAGCTACGATACAATCGATTAAGAACACGAAGCCCTTCCTCGAACATATTGGCGTCTGCATCTTCCCCTACAGGAAGAATTCCAGACTCTCTTAGTCCATCAATTACTATTTGTCTAACATAAGTCATTAAGCTGTCACGCCCTTAGTAACGGTGAAGTTAAGCACCGGAGCTTCAGTTGCTGTACCACTAACTGCTGATACGGAGATATTGAAGCTCCCCGCTGCAACCGCAGTTACAAGCAAACTATATAGGTTAGCTCCTG